ACAGTACGAGCAGGCAGACTGGTGGGCCCTCCATTAAGGAGTATGTCGACTCGGTCATTCAGAAGGCCGGAGGGATGTCTACCTCCGGTGGTGACTACATGGGAAAAGAGGGAGGATACACGATGCCAGCCCTAGATTCACAGGAACTAGCGGAGCAGTACGGCTTCGCGTCTAGCTTCCTCAACTCCGTCCCCGAACTGAATACACTCTTCGCCTCCGCAGTAGCGGAAGGCTGGAGCAAGGACAAGTTCCAGGCCAAGCTACGCAGCACCAAGTGGTTCAAGAGTACCAACGCTGAAGAGCGCAAGTATCTCCTTGAGATGTCTGCCGACCCAGCCTCAGCTCAGCTGAGGTGGGACAATACGAGCCTGAAGGTTCGACAGCTGGCCAACAAGCTTGGCATCCAGGAGAACGACTTCACCTGGGGCAAGATCCACGAGGCAACCCGCAACATGATCTACAAGGGGTGGGACGAAGCGGCAGTCCGCTTCTTCCTTGGTGAGTACATCGCCCTTGGCGCAGTTCAAGAAGGTGAAGCCGGTGAGGCTCACGACGCCATGCACCAATACGCGTATGCGATGGGTGTCGAGCTAAGCGACGGCTGGTACGGGGACCGAGCGAGGAACATCGCTCGTGGACTCGCCACCATCCAGGACTACAAGTCGGAGATTGCCAACCTAGCGAAGGCCCAGTTCCCCCAGTGGACAGCTCAGATCGAAGGCGGTCAGACTGTGGCTGACATTGCTCAGCCTTACCTACAGTCAATGGCCAACATCCTTGAGCTTCCGGCCGGAAGCGTGAACCTCTTCGACAACACGATCAAGAAGGCGCTCACCTACACCAACCCCTCCAATCTGGAGAAGGGCGCCAAGCCGCTCTGGCAATTCGAGAACGAACTTCGATCGGATCCCCGATGGAAGCAGACCAAGAACGCCCAGGACAGCCTGATGCAGGTTGGGCATAAGGTGCTAGCCGACTTCGGCCTGGCGTACTAGGAGATCAGATGAGCTTCCCCATTCCGCCCAGCCGAGAGAGGTCGGCACCTCGTCCGTGGACTGGCAAGGTGCCCACGCCAGACCTTCCCTCCTTCTCCTCTCCGGCCAAGCTGACCAACGCCCAGCAGCTCAGGCAGAACGAGCTGCTACTTGACCGCGCCCGCAAGGATATTGAGAGTCTCAATAACGAGATGCGGTGGCAGGCTCAGCAGGGCCGAACCGATCAGGCCAACAAGCTCAAGGATCAGATCGCGGCAGCCGAGCTGTCGCTGAAGACCCTCACGACTCAGCATACTGAACTACAGAACGTCGTTTACCAGGAGACTGGCCAGTACGAGAAGCTGCTGGAAGGGGAAGGCAGGGATGCCTTCCTCGCCCTGAAGACCGTGTTTGAGAACTACGGCCTCGGCTCGCTAGCTGGCAAGATCTACGACTACGTCAAGAATGGTTACAGTAGCGACACCATCTCGATCCTCCTTCAGGACTCGGACGAGTACAAGAAGAGGTTCGCGGCAAATGAACAGCGCAAGAAGGCTGGGCTATCAGTCCTCAACCCCGCTGAGTATCTGGCTGCGGAGAACAGCTATCGCCAAGTCATGCGCCAGTCTGGCCTGCCAGTTGGTTTCTATGACACCAATGACGACTTCACTAACTTCCTGGTTGGCGACGTCTCTCCGACCGAGCTTCAGGATCGAGTGAACCTAGCCACGCAGGCCAGCGCTCTCGCCAACTCCAGCTACAAGCAGGCTCTTCAGCAGATGGGCATTGGGCAGGGAGAAGTGGCGGCCTACTTCCTTGACACGAAGAAGGCGATGCCCTTCATCCAGAAGGCAGCCGCTCAGGCTGCCATCGGCGCTGAAGCTCTACAGCGTGGCTTCCAGTTCGATCAGAAATATATGGAAGAACTCGCAACTTCTGGCATCAGTAGGGAGCAGGCGGCCCAAGCGTATGCTAGAATAGGAGATGAGTTCTCAACCATGTCCACACTCGGCCAGATCTATGGCGGAGGATGGACTCAGCGACAGGCTGAGGAAGACATCTTCCGTGGTGGGACTGAGGCTTCCGCCCAGAGGCGGCGCCTCACTGCAACTGAACGAGGATCCTTCAGTGGGTCCGCAGGAACTGCCCGAGGTGGCCTCTCTCAGCGAGGTGGCCAGAGGTAAACACATTGGCGAGCGCAGGCTGTGCCAGTCGGTCTCCAAAACCGTACTGCGAGGGTTCGAATCCCTCCGCCTTTGCCAATCTTCCTTGGTGTAACGGTAGCACGAAGCGCTCTGGACGCTTCGGTCTAGGTTCGAATCCTGGGGGAAGAGCTGCGGGTTAGCTTAACGGAAGAGCACTGGCCTCATAAGCCAGGAGATGTGGGTTCGATCCCCACACCCGCCATCGGGATATGGCGCAGCGGTAGCGCACTCGCTTTGGGAGCGAGTGGCCGGAGGTTCGAATCCTCCTATCCCGACCGACACACCTAAGTCAGGCAAGGTAGTGTCCGTATCCGCAAGTCCTGACGGTGCGAGCTAAGCGTGAGGTTCCCTAGCCTCACGCTTCTTGGCGTACATCCATCTAATAGGAGAACAGTATGAGCAACTGGGGTTTTGACGACGCGAACGACGGTAACCCGGCCAGCAACAACGAACAGCCTGGCGGCGGAGGTCTACGACAGTTCGCAGAAACCGTTCAGTCCGAGAACAAGGCGCTGAAGGATCAGCTGGCCGCGATCCAGACAGAGCTTTCGCGACAGAAGGTTGAGTCAACTCTGAGTCAGCTCGGTATCCCCGCCGAGGCTGCATCGCAGTACCGGGGAGAGACGGACCCTGACAAGGTCCGTGAGTGGGCAACCACGATGCAGTCCATCTTTGGTGGGGCGCAGCCGCAGCAGGCGGCCCCAGTAACTACAAGCGGTCCTGTGACTCCAATGGCTCCGGCGCCTACGCTGCCGGATTCTATGGCTCAGCAGTTCCAGCGCATGTCGGAAGCGGGAGCTTCCGGTCAGGGTGTTGGCAATGCTGATGCACTTGCTCACAAGATCGCTGATGCTAACTCTATTCAGGATCTCATTGGTGCATGGAAGACCACGCACTAAGATCCCTGTCTCCTAGGAGATGCCGTGGCTAACGCCTATACGGGAACGGCCGCAATGGCCAACCTTGTCCAGCCTACGTTCGACCGTGCGCTGGAATTCGAGCTCCGCTCTGCTACCCTGTTCCGCCAGATCGCTGACAAGCGACCTGTGCAGCAGGCCATGCCGGGTAGCTCGGTTACCTTCGAACTGTACCGCGACCTTGCGGTGCAGACGACTCCGCTTAACGAGCTGGTTGACCCAGATGCGGTTTCTGCTGGTAACCCGACGACCGTCTCCGTTACTCTGAACGAGTACGGTAACGCGATCCTCGTGTCCAACAAGCTGGACCTGTTCAGCTTCACTGACGTGACTGCTGGTCTCGTCAACATCGTGGCCTGGAACATGATCGACACTGTTGACAAGGTCGTTCAGGATGTCCTGGCTGCTGGTACTCAGACGCTCCGCCGTAGCGGTGCGACTGGTGCTCTGGGTTATGGTTTCGGCTCCACGCCCACCAACCCTGTCGCCCTGACTGCGATCGACTCGCAGACTGGCGCTGCTCTGGCCAACTCTGTCATCAACTCTGACATGGCCCGGCGTGCGGTAACGCAGCTTCGCACCAACAAGGTGCACCCTAACAAGGGTAGCTACTACACCGCATACATTCACCCTCAGGTCTCCGAGGATCTTCAGCGTGAGACTGGTGAGGCTGGCTGGCGTGCTCCGCACAACTACAGTGCGGCGGGTAACATCTGGGCGGGTGAGATCGGTGCGTACCACGGTGCGGCCTACATCGAGACTCAGCGCACCCAGAACGTTCAGTCTGGTGCGGGTGCGGGTGCTACTCAGACTCGTGTCTTCAACACCTACTACACCGGTCAGCAGGCTCTTGCCGAGGCTGTTGCCGAAGAGTTCCACACCGTTCAGGGTCCGGTTGTCGACAAGCTCACCCGTCACCAGCCTTTCGGCTGGTACGGCGTGGCTGGTTGGACGCTCTACCGCCCGGAGTCTCTGATCGTTGCTCA